TCTTGGGCAGACAAATAGATTAATAAGTCAATGTTTATGTAGAGAGTGTGTATTTCTTGCACACAAAAAATACATTTATTATATATGAGTGGCAAAAATATCACAAAAGTTAAAACAGGTGATAACTTTCTATTATCGGAAAGTTTACTAGTAGAAACTTAATATTATCACTAGTAATAATTTATGGTTAACTGAATAAAAAACACAACATATGGGGGGTTCTTTAAACCGATACCCCATTTTTAGGTTGGTGTGGTGAATAAATATTGATACAAGGTATAAACAAACAAAATGGATAATCTCTTATTAAAAACAATGATCCTTATAATGGAGGATAAAGTTACTGGGAAACCAGTTGTCATTTCTAGTTTTCATGGCTTTGAAACAGAAGAAGAAGCAATAGATTTCTCTAATCATTTAAAAGAAACTATGTTAGATGAAATGATTTATGAGAATCCAAAAGAAACTTTGCACTAGGGGGGTTTTGTTTTAAAATGAAACAAATTGTAATTCCTTATTCACCAAGAGAAATCCAAAAATTTTTGCACAAAAAATGTGATGTGAACCGATTCAATGTAATCATAGTTCACAGGAGAGGTGGTAAAACAGTTTTTGCCATAAACCATTTAATAAAATCTGCCTTGCTAAACAAACTTCCTTATCCAAGATATGCCTTTATTTCGCCTTATAGACTTCAAGGTAAAAGTACAGCATGGGATTATATGAAACAATTTTCTGCAGCTATTCCTGGCGTTAAATTTAATGAGTCAGAATTAAGAGTAGATTTTTCCGTCAACAATTCAAGAATACAAATTATCGGAGCAGAGAATAGTTCGGCAATTAGAGGACAATACTTTGATGGAATTATTGTAGATGAAACGCAAAATATTTCGCCTGATTTATTTGATACTATTTTAAGACCCTGTCTGTCAGATAGAAAAGGGTTCGCCATTTTTATAGGTACGCCAATGGGAAGAAATTGGTTCTTTGATTTACATGAAAAATCCAAAGCTAATAAAGATTGGTTTACTGCTGTGTTTAAAGCTAGTGAAACAGGGATCATAGCAAAAGAAGAATTAGAAGCTGCCAAACATACTATGTCGCCTGATTCTTATGCTCAAGAATTTGAATGCTCATTTCAAGCTGGTGTTACTGGATCTTATTATGGTGGCGTTATGGAAGAATTAGAAAAGAAAGAAAGAATAAAAAATTTTGAAATTGACCTAGATTTGCCTGTGGAAACATGGTGGGATTTAGGAATGAATGACTCAACTGTAATTACCTTTGCTCAAAGGAGAAAAGATGAGATAAGGATTATTGATTGCTATGAGAACTCAAGTGAAGGACTAGAGCATTATGCTAATGTCCTAGATGAGAAACCTTATACTTACGATAAACATATTGCACCCCATGATATAAGGGTTAGAGAGATCGGAACTAACAAATCAAGATGGGAGACGGCAAAAGAACTAGGTATAGAATTTGAGGTTGCACCAAAATTAAGTATTGAAGATGGGATTGAGCAAACAAGAAGATTATTGCCAAAATGCTATTTTCATAAAAGTAATTGCAAAACCCTTGTAGAAGCGTTAAAAAGCTATAGTAAAAGATGGGATAGTAAAAATAACTGTTTCAGAAACAAACCTACTCATAATTGGGCTTCGCATTTTTGTGATAGTATTCGTTACGGAGCTGTGGTAGAGCCAATAGAAAGAAGTGATTGGAAAAAACCAATAAAGATTAATACGAATTACATAGTATAATATGGCAAAGAAAAAAAACATTGAATTTTCAAATCCAATTTTAAGATCAATTCTTTCTAATCAAATACAGAACGCTGTAGGATTTTTAGGTGGAGAGTTATCTGAATCAAGAAGAAAATCCTTAGAGTATTATTTAGGAGATAGATTAGGAACTGAAATTGACGGAAGATCACAAGTAGTCTCTACAGATGTAGCAGACACTATTGAGTCTATGCTTCCAGGTTTATTAAAAGTTTTCACAGCAAGTGATAAGGTCGTAAGTTGCGAACCTGTAACTGGTGAAGATGTTGGTATTGCCGAACAAGCGACAGCATATTTAAATCATGTTTTTTACAAAGACAATCCAGGTTTCAAATTATTATATAATTTTTTTAAAGATGCTCTAATAGAAAAAAATGGTTTCTTAAAAGTTTACTTTGATGAGACAGAAAAAGTAGAACATGAAACTTATAAAAATTTAACGATTGCTGAGAAAGATGCTTTACTAGATACCAAAGATGATATTGAACTTGTAGAAGAAGAAGAAATTGAAGACGAAGTAGCAGCAGAACAAATTGAATTAGCAAAAGACCAAGCAGAGTTACAAGGTTTAGATATTTCACAAGTTAATTTTCCTGATCCTGTTTTATATAATTGTAAGATTAAAAGAATTTCAAAAACAGGTAAAGTAAAAATTGAATCTATACCACCTGAAGAATTTTTAATTAATCGTAGTGCAAAAACGATTGATGATGCAGATTTTGTTTCTCATAAAGTTTTAATGACAAGATCAGATATAGTTCAAATGGGTTTTCCTCAAGAAGAAGTTGATCAATTACCTAGAACTGAAAATGATATTTTTAATACCGATCAAGATATAAGAAATCAAAATGTTACTAATTTTCAAACTAATGTTGCAACAGACAGCTCAACAGAAAAAGTTTTAATTTATGAATCATATATTAAATATGATTATGATGAAGATGGTATAGCAGAATTAAGAAAAGTTATATCAGCAGGTGATGATGGATTTAAAGTTTTATCAAACGAACCTTGTGATGGAATTCCTTTTGTTTCAGTAACACCTATTCCAATGCCACATAGATTTTATGGCAGATCAATTTCAGAATTAGTAGAAGATATACAATTAATGAAATCTACTGTTATGAGACAGTTGTTAGATAATATGTATTTAACAAATAATAACAGAGTTGCAATTATGGATGGCATGGTAAACATGGATGATCTTTTAACTACTAGACCTGGAGGTGTTGTAAGAACTAAACAACCACCTAATCAAGTTATGCAACCATTACAAGCTCAACCTATTTCTCAACAAGCATTTCCATTATTATCTTATTTAGATTCTGTCAGAGAAGTAAGAAGTGGAGTTTCAAAACAAGCTCAAGGTTTAGATCCAAATACACTAAACGCAAAAACTGCTACAGGCGTAAATGCTTTAATGACTCAAACTCAAATGAGATCAGAATTAGTAGCAAGAGTATTTGCCGAAACAGGCGTTAAAGATTTATTTAATAAAATTTTTGAACTTATGGTTAAGTATCAAGACAAAGAACAAATTATTAAACTTAACAATAGATATATTCCAATCAAACCAACTGAATGGAAAAACAAATTTAATATTACTGTAACTGTTGGTTTAGGTAGTGGTTCTACAGAACAACAACAAGTTATGTTAAATGGTATTTTAGAAAGACAATTACAGGCGTTCCAACTTCAAGGTGGAAAAGAAATGCCAATGGTTAATCTTAAAAATATATATAATACACTATCTAAGATAGTAGAAAACTCAGGACTTAAAAATGTTGACGCATACTTTGTCAATCCTGATGTAGGTAAGCAAATGATGCAACCACCTGCACCACCACCTTTAACTCCTATTGAAAAAATTGAATTTACTAGGATTGCTAGTGAAGAAAAACGAAAAATTGCTGATCTTGAATTACAATACAAAGAATTAGATCAAAGAAACAAAGAAATGATGTTAGATTTTGAAGCTAAGATAAAAGATATTAGTTTAAAATATAATACTCAGCTAGATACTGCAAAAATTAAAGCAGATGCTGATTTAGATAAAGTAATGTTAGCTGGTGGAAGTAAAATGCTTGAACAGGCACAAAAATCTGCTAGTATATTGGGCAAACAAGTACAAGGATTAAATGGAAACGAAAGACCAGGCACAGAGGTCGTTGGAAATCAACAGATCAAGCCAGGCGAAACAGATTCTAGAGGATAAACTTTTTCAAGAGTCTATTTCTACTCTTAAAAAAATTTATTCTGAAGCACTTTTAGAAAAAACAGGTGCTAAAGAGAGTGATACAAGGGAAAAACTTTGGATCGCTTATAATGTTGTTGGTAAAGTTGAACAACATTTACAAAGTATTCTTGAGACAGGAAAATTAGCTGAAAAGCAATTAGATGTTTTCCGACAATCTCAAAAAGAACAAAAATTCTAACCACAAGTTAGAATAAGCCAACCTAATATCTAGGAGCTTAAACTCAAACAGGAGACTAAATGTCAAATGAAAATCCACTGCTTAAAAACGAAGCAGTAACAAGTGCAGCAAAATCCATTGAGGGATTACTAGACCCTAAAACGGCAACTATCAAACCTCAAAAGGAAGCAGCACCAGTTGAACCGAAAGAACCTGAAGAAGCGAAAGCAACTGAAGACACTCAAGAGGTAAAACAAAAACCTGAAGATAACCTTGAAGATAAAGTTCAAGAATCTTTAGATGAAGAAGAAGTATCAGAAGAAAATGCTATTGAAGAACAAACAACCGATTACCACCAGGTAAAAGTTAATGGTGAAGTGATTGAAGTTGACCTTGAAGAATTAAAAGCAGGTTATCAGAAAGATGCAGATTACAGACGAAAAACAGAAGAAGTAGCTCAAGAGAAAAGAGATATTTTAACTGAAAAAGATCGTCTAGCAAAACAATACACAACTAAGCTAGAAGATTTAAATTCGCTTACGTTGACTTTGAATGCAGAAGTGAACAACGACCTAAATGCAAAAGAATTAGATGCACTTTGGGAAGAAGATCCAACTGAAGCAGCTAAGATAGATCGTAAAATTAGAAGAAGGAGAGAAACACTTTCTCAAGCTCAGACAAAATTACGAAATCATCAACAAGCTCAGTTTCAGGAAATCTTAAAGGAAGAACAAAAAAAGGTAGCTGTAAAGTTTCCTGATTTGTCTGATCCTGTAAAAGGAAATTCTTTAAGAACAAACATGGTAAATTATTTACTTAAAAAAGGATTCTCTAATAAAGATGTTTCCGAAGTTTATGATTCAAGAATGTTTGATGTGATCGTTGATGGAATGAAATTTCAAGATAACAAAAGGTTGAAACCAACCCTAGTTAACAAGAGAGAGAAGCCATCAAGAGTTGTAAGATCAGGCGTTAAGGCAACAAAAGCAGATGAGAATAATCAAGCAAGGTTGGGTAAAATTAAGACGCTTAAGAAATCAGGAAGCACTAAAGACGCAACCGATTTGTTATTGCGTTATTTATAAACTAATAACCTAACGGAGAAAATAACATGGCAACATACGCAACATATACGACAGTTGGTATAAGAGAAGACTTAGCTGATATTATTTACAATATATCACCTACAGAAACTCCTTTTATGTCAGGTGTTGGTAAAACAAAAGCGACAAACACACTACACCAATGGCAAACAGATGCTTTATCTGCAGTAGCAGCAAATGCTCAAGCCGAAGGTGCAACAATAACGTACCCTACAATTAACCCAACAGTTAAATTAGGAAACTACACTCAGATCAGTTCTAAGTCTGTTCAGTTATCAGGAACAAACGAAGCAACTGTAGCTGCTGGTAGAAATTCTGAATT